AATTTCACCTCTGCTGAACTGACCATGCAATTGGATGACTTCGCAGAGCGTGTTCTCAAGCCTCGTATTAGCCAGTTGGCCTCCAGCATTGATGCTGACGTTGCCAATGCGTACAAGACCATTGGTAACACCGTCGGCACGCCTGGCACGACTCCTTCTACTTCTTTGGTGCTGTTGCAAGCCCAGCAGAAATTGAATGAGAACGCTGCTGTGATGTCGCCTCGCTACGCTACCGTTAACCCCGCCGCTAACGCTGGTTTGGTTGAAGGCATGAAAGGTTTGTTCAACCCCACCGACACCATCAGCAAGCAGTTCAAGAACGGCATGATGGGCACTGGCGTACTGGGCTATGAAGAGATCAATATGTCTCAGTCGATCAAGCAGCACACCACCGGTTCGCGTGATGCTAGTGCATCTACCACCGTTAAGACTCCTGGCGTTACCGCTGAAGGTGCATCCACCATTGTGTTGACTCAAGGATCTGTGACCACAACCATTAAAGCTGGTGACGTGTTTACCGTTGGTAGCTGCTTCGCTGTGAACCCACAGACCCGTGAAACCACTGGTTCGTTGTTCCAGTTCGTGGCTTTGGCTGACGCTACCGCTGTGTCTGGTGATTGGACTGTGACTGTGGCTCCTATGTATTCGGCTGCTCACGCACTGGCTACTATGACTTCATTGCCAGCTACTAGTGCCGTTGTGACCTTTGTTGGCGCTGCATCTACGGCTTACGCACAGAACTTGATCTACCACAAGGACGCCATCACGTTTGCCACGGCTGACCTGTTGTTGCCTCAAGGTGTTGACATGGCTGCTCGCGCAGTTCATAACGGTATCAGCTTGCGCGTTGTTCGTCAGTACGACATCAACAATGACCGTATGCCTTGCCGTATCGACGTTCTGTACGGCTTTAACACGATCCGTCCACAAATGGCTTGCCGTATGTGGGGCTAAATTGAATGGGCTTCGGCCCTTTCTTTTGTAACATTTTTTAAAGGAATTTATCATGGCTCTCCCTAATGGCGCAGGCGGTTACCAAGTCGGTGACGGCAATCTGTCTGAAGTTCAACTCAATACCCAAACCACACCCGCAACTGCAACAACGTCGGCAACGCTGACAACTGCCCAGTTGCTGAACGGTATTATTTTGGGCACTCCCACCACAACCGCCGCAGCTTACACACTGCCTTTGGCCGCTGATGTAGACGCAGTTGTGTCTAGCGCAAAAGTCGGCAGCAGCTTTGATTTTGTGGTGGTCAATACCAACGGTTCCGGCGCTGGCGTGATTACGATCACAACCAACACCGGTTGGACGATTGGCTCGTCAGGCTCACAAGGCTTGATGACCGTCACCACCGCTGGTACGTCTCAAATGTACCGCGCAGTCAAGACTGGTGATGGTGCCTGGTCTCTGTACCGCGTGGCCTAAACCTAACGGGGGCTTCGGCCCCTGTTTTTAAAGGAAACAATCATGCCAAATTCACAAGCTGTCGGTGTCGCGTATAGCGACCCCGAATTTACTACCTGCTACGCCAGCCAAGAACTTGGTTACAGCGCAGCGGGCCAAGGTGCTGTGACGCAATTGACAGACAAGTCCACAGGGGTAACTCTAAACAAGTCTGCTGGTCGCATCACAATGAACAACGCAGCGTTGGCCGGAGCCACCGCAGTGTCTTTCATCTTGACCAACAACATGATCTCTGCAAATGACACGATCATTGTGTGTGTTTCTAGCAATACTACTGGTAGTGCTGCTGGGGCTTACACAACTTACGTGTCCTATCTGGCCGCAGGGTCGGCGCTGATTACGTTGCGTAACTTGACTGCCGCTACTTCCTATTCGGAAGCAGTGATCATCAATTTCTCAATCATTCACGGCGCGTCTTAAAAAGAAGGGGGCGTAAAAACCCCCTTTTTAACATGAACATCTATCTAACACACCCCGTACACGGGCGAAAAATCGCCACAATGGAACTTGAAGCCGAATATGATGAAACAAACGGCTGGTCGCGGTACAATCCCGATACGCCTGTAGAGGCGGCTCCTGTCAATATGCTGGAAGTGGCTTTGGAAGCAAAGCGCAAATATACCCGTAGGACGATAACTGAAGGAGTTTAAGCATGGCAACATACACGGCGGGGGACCAGATAAATCGGGCGCTCCGATTGCTCGGCATCCTAGCCGAGGGTGAAACGCCATCAGCGGCTACCTCGCAGGACGCGCTGGTTGCCTTAAACCAGATGATTGAATCATGGTCTATTGAGCGCCTATCAGTCTTCTGCACTCAAGATCAAACATTTACCTGGCCTGCTGGCCTTATCACCCGTACGCTTGGCCCGTCAGGCGACTTTATCGGCCTACGCCCTGTTTTGCTGGATGAGGCCACCTACTACCGTGACCCAGGCACCAACGTCAGCTTTGGTATCAAGTTCATCAACCAGCAGCAGTACAACGGCATTGCAGTCAAGACCGTAACCAGCACATACCCCCAAGTGATCTTTGTGAACATGGGGTTCCCTGATATTACGATGTCCATCTATCCCAAGCCTACACGGGACTTGGAATGGCACTTCATCAGCGTGCAAGAGTTGAGTCAGCCTGCCACCTTGGCAACGGTATTGCATTTCCCACCAGGCTATCTACGTGCCTTTACCTACTGTTTGGCAATGGAGTTTGCGCCAGAGTTTGGCGTGGAGCCAAGCCCACAAGTGCAACGCATTGCCATGACGAGCAAGCGCAATCTCAAGCGCATCAACAACCCTGACGACATCATGTCCATGCCGTACTCGCTGGTGGCTACCCGTCAACGGTTCAACATCTATGCTGGCAACTATTGATGAAAACCCCGATTCTTGGATCGTCGTATGTTGCACGCAGTATCAACGCTGCGGATAACCGCATGGTCAACTTGTTTCCAGAGATTGTTCCCGAGGGCGGCAAAGAAGCTGGGTTCTTGAACCGCGCTCCAGGTCTTAATTTTCTGCAAACTGTAGGCACCGGCCCCATTCGGGGGTTGTGGGCGCACCAGACTAACGGCACGGATTTCTACGTTGTCTCTGGCACTGAAGTCTACAAGCTCACGGGATTGACAGCTACACCTGTAAAAATTGGCGATGTGTCGGGCACCGGCCCCGTGTCCATTGCTGACAATGGCGCGGTGCTGTTTTTTGCTTGTGATGGGCCAAGTTACACCTACTATGAACCGACCAACGAGTTTGATGCGATCACAGATGTCAACTTCCCTGGCGCGGTAACCGTTGGCTATCTGGACAATCAGTTTATCTTTAACGAGCCTAACAGCCAGCGGCTGTGGTCTGTAGATACGGTCAACCCTGCGAACGGAGAATACATCTATCCATTGGTGTTTGACCCTCTGTACTTTTCTAGCGCCGACGGTTCTCCAGACGGCGTGGTGGCGATCAACTGTGACCACCGTCAGCTTTGGGTGTTTGGTACTGACTCGACTGAAGTTTGGTACAACGCTGGCCTTGCCAACTTCCCGTTAACGCCCATTCAAGGCGCCTTTAATGAGGTTGGCTGTGTAGCTGCCTTCTCTGTCGCCAAGCTCGATAACACCCTGTTCTGGCTCGGTACAGACGCCCGTGGTCAGGGTATCGTCTACAAGGCGAACGGCTACGCAGCACTTAGGGTTTCTACCCATGCAATTGAGTACGCAATTGCCCAATACGGCAATCTGGCTAACGCGCTGGCCTACACCTACCAGCAAGAAGGCCATGCCTTCTACGTTCTGACGTTTCCAAGCGCCAACGCTACATGGGTTTACGATGTGTCAACCCAAGCCTGGCACGAACGCGCAGGGTTTGACAATGGCGAGTTTGTGCGGCACCGCAGCAACTGCCAATGCAACTTTGGCGGCAACATTGTTGTTGGCGACTTTGAGAACGGCAACATCTACACCCTTGATCTGGATGTGTACGCTGACAATGGCGACGTACAAAAATGGCTGCGCTCATGGCGTGCGTTGCCTACCGGCCAGAACAACCTCAAGCGCACCGCGCAGCACAGCCTGCAACTTGACTGCGAAACCGGCGTTGGCCTGAATACCGGCCAAGGTTCTACGCCAGAGGCCATGCTGCGCTGGTCAGATGACGGCGGTCACACTTGGTCCAATGAACATTGGCGCCAGATGGGCGCCATCGGCCAGTACGGCTACCGCACGATCTGGCGGCGGCTGGGCATGACCGAGAAGATTCGTGACCGAGTTTATGAGGTGTCTGGCACTGACCCAGTAAAGATTGCCATCATGGGCGCCGAGTTAATGATTTCACCGACAAACGCATAATGGCCGCGCCTGCTACACAAATCCCCGCGCCTCGCGTCCCATTCTTGGACCCGCAGACAAACATGGTTACGCCACAGTGGTTCTTGTGGTTTAACAACCTTTACTCGTTTACGGGCAGTGGCGCGGGCATTGTGTCAGTGGCAAATGGCGGCACGGGCTTGGGAACAACACCAAGCAACGGTCAATTGTTGATCGGCAACGGTACAGGGTATTCCCTTAACACCTTGTTCGCTGGCACTGGCATTTCTATTGCCAACGGCTCTGGTGCAATTTCAATCACCAATAGTTTGCCAGACCAGACGGTAGTGCTTACGGGTGCTGGCACAAACGTGGTTACTGGTACTTACCCTAACTTTACAATTACATCGACCGCCGTCACCAGCGTAGGCGGCACGGGCACGGTCAACGGCATCACGCTGACGGGAACCGTCACCAGTTCAGGTAATTTGACCCTTGGTGGCACACTTAGCGGGGTCAGCCTGACTACTCAGGTCAGCGGCATATTACCGATAGCAAATGGCGGTACGGGCACTTCTACCGCTGGAGTTACCGCCACTATCACAACTGCTAAACTAACCGCAGTCGGCTCAAACGGCAGCATGACTTTTACCAACGGTTTGCTTACGGCGCAAACTCCTGCAACTTAGGGCAGTGAAATGATGCAGCTACAAATTAATATGCGTAACAAAGTTGCTGCGCTGCAAGTAGAATTGTCTAACTTGCCACAGTACCAACCAAAAACTACGCATTATTTTCACGGCGGGATGTACTGCCGTGAGGTGTTTCGTGAGGCTGGGGTTTTAGTTGTTGGTGCCGTACACAAAAAAGAACATTTCTATTTGATTGTGTCTGGCACTGTAGCTATCACAACAGATGATGGTGTTCAAGAGGTTACTGGGCCTCATTTGTTTTCAAGCAATCCAGGAACAAAGCGCGCTGTCTATGCAATGACTGACGCACTTTGTATGACTTTTCATGCTATTGAAGCTAAAACTGTTGAAGAAGCTGAATCTGAACTAGTTGAAGAAGAAGCAAACAACAACTATAGTTTTGGTAATCAAATTAAACATCAACCAATAGAGGTGTTGTTATGACTTTTTGGGTCGCTGGTGCCGTTGTTGGCAGTGCATTAATTGGGGCTTCTGGTAATAGGTCGGCTGCGTCAGCACAAGCTGACGCAGCAACCCGTGCGGGTGATATTCAAAGTCAACAATTTGCTGAACAGATGCGGCTGCAAGAACCGTATCGTCAAGCAGGTCTGACTGGTCAAAACCGGCTGATGGACTTGCTTGGCCTTGGCGCAAACAAAGGCGCTGCCGACTACGGCAAATACAGCAGGGATTTCAGCATGGCCGACTACCAAGCTGACCCTGGCTATGCTTTCCGACTTAGTGAAGGCATGAAGCAACTAGGCCGCACTGCTGCTGGCCGTGGCGGGCTGATCTCTGGCGGCACCATGAAGGGATTGCAAGACTACGCCCAAAATTCTGCCTCGCAAGAGTACGGCAACGCATTCAATCGCTACCAAACCAATCGAGCTAATCAACTTCAGTCTTTGGGAAGCCTGATGTCTTCAGGTCAGGCCGCTGCTAGTAATCAAGCCGGTGCTGCTGGGCAGTACGGTGTGAATGCTGGCAACACCACAATGGCAGCAGGCAACGCATACGCAGCCGGTCAATTAGGCCAAGCCAATACTTTGGCTGGTGGCCTTAGTACTGCTGCAAGCGCGTATCAAAACCAAATGAACTTCAATGATTTTCTAAATCGAAGACAGCCATCCTATGGGTATATGCCGTCTAATATAGATACGACGATACCTATGCAGCCAGGTGGAGGTTATTAATCGTGGCTGATCTAAACGCACTAATCGCACAGGGCTACCAGTTCCAAGCCCCACCTGATCCTTTTGCTCAATATGCAAGGATGCAGCAGTTGGACCAAGGTGAGCAAGCCAACCAGTTGAACCGCATGAAAATGCAGGAGTACCAGCGCGGCACGGAAGAAAACAATGCCATGCGACGGCTTGACCCGACCTCGCCAACATACTTGCAAGACGTTACTCGAATCAACCCTGAGAAGGGTTTTGCTCTTTCAAAATTGCAACGAGAAGCTAAGACATCAGACACTGAAGGGCAAATCAAAAACACAAAATTGATTGCTGATAAGTTGGCAATGCTTCCTGAAGCCTACCGCATGGCAGATACGCCAGATGCATATTTAGCCTTGCATCAATCTGTACACGCTGATCCGGTGCTTGGTCCTTACCTTAAAAGCGTAGGGGCAACGCCAGAAAAAGGACTTGCCACTTTACAAAATGCTGTTCAGACGGGCAAGTTTAATGAATTGCGTATGGGGTCGATGCAAAGCGTTAGCCAAATTCTTGAAAGCATGAAGCCTCAAGTTGTTGGCGCTAGTAGTTCTGTGTACGACCCACAAACAAAAGCATTTACGCAAGCGCCTGCCGCACCTGCGGCCGCAGCGCCACTTACACCGTTAGCAAAATTGCAAAATGAACTTGCCGCATTGCCGCCAGGTGATTCTCGCCGCCCTGCATATCTTGATGCCATTCGTAAAGAGACACAATTTGCGCCAACGTCAAGTACGGTCATAAAATTGCCCGCACAAGAAAGCTCGTTTGAGGGTGGTCTTGGCAAGGGTCAATCAGACCGAATTCTTGCCGACCAAGTAGTAGCCCAAGACGCCGCATCAATTTTAGAGACTAATCAAATCGGTCGTGATCTTCTTAAATCTGGCGCAATTACTGGCACGGGCGCTAACTTTTTTGTTGGCTTTAATAACGCCCTCAAGCAAGCCGGTGTTGATTTTGGTTACGCAGACGCTGCGGCTAATTCGCAAGCATACGCCGCCGCAATGGGCGCCAACGTAGGTAGAATTATTAAGCAGTTTGGTGCAGGCACTGGTTTGTCTGATGCTGACCGAGAGTACGCAGCGCAAATGGCTGGTGGAAGAATCAACCTTACTGAAGCTGCGTTACGCAAAATCCTTGACATTAACGACAAGGCGGCAAATCGCGTAATTGATTTACACAATAAAAATGTAAGCGGCATCAAAACTAACATTCCGCTTACCGTAGACAAACCAACTGCCGTTGCACCTCAACCATCTGGAGCAGATAAGATACCTGCGGCGGCTGTTGCAAAACCTCTTCCTCAAGCTGCAATTGACGCGCTTAAAGCTGGCAGAGGTACAGATGCACAGTTTGATGAAATGTTTGGCGCAGGGGCCGCAAAACGCGCCAGAGGGGGCAAATAAATGGCCGCTAATCCCTTTGCTGAATTTGCTGCCCCAGCGGCACCTGAAGTAAATCCGTTCGCGCAGTTTGCTGCTCAACCTGAAGTTGCGCCGCAGCAACCATCAGGAATTCCGACTGCTCGACAAGCGCCTGGGTTTATGACGCAGTTGGGGCGCGGAGCGGCATCGTTGGCTGACGTCACCATTGGTGGGTTGATTCCTGCTGCCGTACAGCAAATTGGCTATCCTATGGCTCGATTGGGACGGTCAGAAGAAGAAGCAAAAGCAGCTACGCAGCGCCTTGTTAGCGCAGTTGACCAGCCATTTGGTAAAGCATTCGGCGTTACTGCCACACCTGAATATCAGCAGGAAAGTGGTCGTAAATTGCTGGACTTCATTGGCCAGAACTTTCAAAAAGGTTCTAAGTGGATTTCTGAAAACACGGGCCTTCCACAAGCTGACGTTGAAAGTTATATGGGAAGCGCCGCCGTGGCTGCACCTAAAGTTGTTCCACCAGTGGCGCAAGCGGTTCAGCGCAGCGCAACACCCGCAATTGAAAAAGCAGTCATTGGTGCCAAGATGCCTTTTGAAAAGCAGCTTCAGGCGCGGCGTGAGCGTATGTCTGCTGAAGATTACGCAAGAGGGCCACAAATTGACGCTTTGGCTGAAGCGCAGCGGCTTAAATTTGCAATGAATCCAGTGGATGTTCAAGCTGGCGCTGGACCAAAATTGACATCGATGCTGGCAGGTGAAAAAGGTGTTGAAAACATTACTCTTGCTAACAAGAACAGGGTCCGTGAAGTAGCTCTAAACGACATGGGGTTGCCGCTCACGTCTCAACTTGATGGGGGCACGGCGTTTAAGCAAGCCCGCGCCCAAGTTGACAAACCTTACAGGGACGTTGGGAAACTTCCGATACAGCAAGCTGACGATGCAATGATTCAGCGGTTGGAGGCCATTCGTAGTGATCTAGATGTAATTGGGGCCAAGGAATACGCGCCAGCAATCAGCAAGATTGTTGACGATGCGATTGCAAAAACTCAAACTGGTTTGACCGGCGAAAAACTTCTTAAAAACATTAGTGTTTTGCGGGAGCGCGCGCGCAAAATCTACAACAACAAATCTGCCACCACTGAAGCATTAGACGTTGCGGACACCAATTTAAGAGTGGCGACAGAACTGGAGTCAATGATTGACAACAGTATTTCTAATCCAAAGCTATTGAGCGAATACCGTGACGCAAGACAAAAAATGGCGCGTACATACGCCTATGAGGGCGCCACTAACTTTAATACCGGCATGGTGGACGTTGGTAAGCTGGCGCGTATTACTGAAAAAAATAGCGCCTTAACTGGTGACATTGCATCTCTTGGCAAGATTGCCGGAAACTTTCCTGAAATGTTCACTACAAGGGCCGCAACACCGTTGGCTAAAGTAGCATCGTCACTTGGACGAACTGGTTTTGCGGGCACGCTTGGTGGGTTGGCCGGTTATGCATTAGGTGATGGCTACACAGGCGCCGCAATAGGTTCTGTTCTAGGCGCTGGCGCGGGCAGGTATGGGCAATCAGTTGCGGCCCAACGCATAGCATCTCCTGGCTATCAAGCCGGTCTGCAATTGCGCGATGCGAGAATTCCAGTCAATCAACTGGCTGCTGCTGTTGCAGCGCCGCTTGAATCAACTGCTGTGCTAAATGAAAAATTAAATTCGGTTCAAGTTCAAATTGCACGGCTTGAAGACGATTTGCGCCGAACTAATGATGCAAATGATCAACAATTTATTACCGCGCAACTTAACCGATTAAACCAATACACAGGTCAACTTCAGCAAGACATTAGAAAGTCTGCTGCAACAGAGCCACAAAACTTTATGATGGTGCGCCCCACTGCGCCAACACCAGTCATGC